TGTCACCTGCTTTGTAAATCAATGCGCCCCTTGCGGTAAATGAACCAGTCCATGAGGCGTTTGTAAATGAAATGTAGGATGTTGCCGCGCCAGTCTGGTTGCCGATTGTGGGAATCTGCGCGATTGTCAAAGCCTGACCGCCAGCCGTGTAACCAGAAGCTGTTACTTCGCCCGTGGCTGTGTATGCCGTTGTGGTTGCATCTAGCGTGGCTAAGTTGGTGTACAAGGCCATATAGAACGTGCCAGACGTAAAGTTAAACGTGCCATTCATTAGCCCCGTTTTAAATGTATTGCATGTCCAATTACCTGTAAAAGCCATTATCTAATCCCAGTGTTCTGTGGCAAAGGCGCTTCACGGTACTGACCACTGCGGTACGCATCGCTACGCTCCAGACCATCTCCAAGACGTTTAGCCAAGGCAAGTGCTTCCTTGTACTTGGTGTCGTATAAGGTGATGATGTCTTGCTCACCCTTCATGTAGGTGTAAGCTTCGACCAAAGAACCGTACAGTAGCACAGTATCAAAGTTGTCACCAAGCCATGTAGTCGTAGCTGTAGTGATTGATTCTGGGTAGTAATAGTAATGCAGTTCTACGCTGTAGACCGCATCTGGAGTTGGGCCAAGAATAAACGATAGCTCAGTGCTAATCGTTGAGGATGCAACAGTTGGACCAAACAAAGCATAGTACTTAGGAGTACCTGTATCCGTAGGAATTGGGTATGCCTCACGGATAAAGTTAACGTCTTTGTTCAGCAAATATGTATACGATCCCGTGGCATCAATTACAGCCAATGAATAAGAGGCTAAAAAATCTAGCGGGCAAGATAGGTATTTATTTGTGGAAGTGACCGTGCCTGTTACATTTTTACGCAACGAAGGAAACTGAACAGAGTTGTATATACGCTGTTCAGCTTGCTCAATAAAGCGGTTCAACTGGGTCGTTGAAGACACAACAGTGCCATCTGCCAAAGTGGTAGACGGGAACGTATTCTCGGTATACGTTTGTATGCTGGTAATCAACTCGCTGTATGTCATGCCATCGGTCCGCGTGACATCACGCCTTTAGTAGCGCAACCAGTGCCGCGAATCTTTATGCCGTCGGTTTTGATGGCTTCATCACCAGCAGACTTGCTGAACTGACCGAGGCTAACGTCAGCGTTCTCTAATCTGCTTTTATTAGGAGGAAAGCCCGGATTAGTGCCAAACTCAGTAGGAGCTTGAGTCATTTTTTTACCAGACATATTGTGTGGCTGGGCATAGACGCTGGCTGGGCCAACTTCTTTACCGCCTTTTTTCATGCTAAATGTAGCCATTACTTGCTCCCTTGGTTTGCAACGCGGGCTAAGTTACGTCCCATAGACTTCATCATGTCCGTAGTTACGCCACCTTTTTTGAGTTTTAATTTAGTGTGCATTCCGGGATGCTCTTGTTTGTCATGCTGCTTGAAAGCCTTTTTAATAAGGGCTTTGTCTTGAGCCATATCAGATTTTTTAGATTCCATTTTTGCCATGTTCAACTCCTAAGTTGTTGCTATCGTAACTGTACCAATTTGCACCAATAAAGCCAAGTTATTTGGCGTCAAAACTGCATCAAAACTGCTTGATCCGCCGACAGGATTCCAGCCCCATTGGAAGATTCTGCTACCACCCTCTACAGTACCAAGACCGGTTGGACCAGTACCACCAGCATCATTAGTTTGTAATCCGCTGGTGCCAGAGGTTACATAACTCAAATCTGGACGTGGCTCCCGCAAAGCCTGCGCATCTTCTACTGGGTACATACCCAATTGCAACTGGGGTTGATCTGGCTCCCAACACTCAGGACATACCTTGATGTTTACCTGCTTTGTCTTGATTACCAGTTTTCTTAACTGCTTGAGCATGTACCGCTGACCACAGCGATCACACTCCGCAATTGCCCATTTGCCTGACGCAAACTTATTAGGCATACATCATGTTCCTTGGAACATAACGATCAGCCGCTTTATCTCTATCTTCCGTAGACGCCAATGCCCATTGCTCTTCGTACTCAGACTTCAGCCCAATAGCACGCTCCAAAGCTCCGGGTATTTTTTGAGAAAGATAGAAAGCCAATCCTGCAACCATGCAAGGAATAAATCTAAATGGGATATCTTGGACATTTACACCGCCACCAGCGTCTTGAACTCTACGCAATCTCCAATACACAAATGTATATTGGCTACCGGGATCTGCTGGAGTTGGCCACACATTAATGCATGGCAACCAATTAGCATAAATTGATGCGCCGGCTGTATGCGCGGCAGCAGTCGTGTTGTTCTGCGCTCTAACGCAATTAAGCAGCTGGTTTCCACTTATGTTTGCATAGTAAATGGTCTCTGAGTCAATGTTAATAAACCCAGTAGAGGCAACCTGAGATGCGTCACTAATTGTGATTGTTGTGTCCGCAGACGTAATAGTCGTGGACAGCGTTGCCGTTGTTTTGTTTACATTCCCTGACTGGCGGTTAATCCATACTTGGATAGGGCGACCAGTAGCATTCTTGTTAGGGATAGTAGAGTAAGTTGACTCTGAAATACGGGTGATGTTCAAGTCAGATTGATTCTGATCCGTCCCAGTTCGGGTTACATGATCTAGCAAATCAATCGTATCTACAGGGAAAGGATAGGAGATCTGACCAGTGTTTAGAGGAATAATCCCCTGCTCAATAGTCCATAAGTTGATACCTCTGTTTGCCCATTCAATGGTCAAAAGATTGAGGGAACGACGTGCAGTACGCATGTCGTAACCAGTACGCAATTCTGATCCGCAACGCTCAAACGCCTCTTCGATTAAATCGGAAAGGTCTAGATTAAATGATGCGGTTCCAGAGGTATTAGCCATTACTCTTCTTCCGCTGGTACTTCTTCAGCAACAACTTCTTCAACTGCTGGCTCTTCCACCACAGGGGTTTCTTCAACCACGGGAGCCTCAACCACGGGGGCTGGTAGTTGACCTTCAACCTTAGCAACCAAAGCCTCTAGTTCAGCATCTTGCACGCCAAACATGGCTGTATAAGAAGCAGCTTTAGCACGAAGTGCGTCAACAATCATCTGATCTTCTGCGGGGGTTAGGGTAAGTTGTGACATGTGTTTCCTTTACTTCTTCAAACCTTTGAGAGTCTCGGCTAGACGGGCGCGTTGACCCATTTTGCCGGGGGCTTTGGCTGCTTTCTCCAACTTCGCGGATGGAATCGGCTTGCCTTTTTTCGCACCAAGAGCGGAGCGCAGAGCGCCGGGTTTCTTGATTGCGTTCTGTATCCATTTTTCAGCCATTATCTTCTCCTTGATTCAGCCAATTTTAAAGAGTCAATCTTTCCACCTTTAGCCTTTTTTGCTGTCTTGGCAGATTGAATAAATGCATCTTCAGTAGGGGCGCCCTTGCTTCCGGGCTTCCTCATCTTCTCATTAGAGCCGTGGGCTATCCTCTGCTGTTTTGCATGGATATTGGCATACAAACCAACCTTTCCGCCCTTGGCGTACTCAGTAAAGTCCGTATTGTCACGGCGTGCTTTACGTTTTCCATCTGGCATCTTAGATGGACTGATTGCACCCATGCCACGGCTAGACATCATTTTTTGCCTTTCATGTAGCCACCGCCACATGCAACGATAGTGCCACGGGTCTTGCCTTTAGTTGCAATACCGTCTGCACGGCTGGATGCAGTGGATCCACCTTTAGAAAACTTTATGGAGCCCATGCCCGTATATCCAGTCTCAGACTTGGTGCTCTTGAGTGGCAAAGGCTTGCGCTCCTCCCGCTCAGGCACCTTCATCTTATTCGTACCATAAAACGTACGTCCCTCTGCACGACGCTTTCCCTCAGCCTCGATCTCACGATCCTGTAGGCTTTGGTATTTCAGCGAAGGCTTAGGCATACGCGCGGCTAGGCGAGATGTTTCATCACCAGTATCAGTTACTTTTGGCGCAACAGATCTACTGGGTGAAGCAGACTCACCACGACGGGTTAAACCTTGTTGTTTATTCATGTAGTCACGCAAACTCAAACCTGATTTCTCAAGTTCTTCTTTGGTGACCATTTTTGGCTTAGCGCGTGAAACGTTTGCAGTTTCCTCGTCGCGCATCCCTTTTAAGATTTCTTCGCCGCGAGCTTCTGCTTGAGCATCATCATAGGCTTCTTTCATCCCATAATTGCTATCTTCGCTAGTGACGTATCCCTCATTAGCGTAACGTTTTACTTTGCTTTTTGCCATGATAGGCTCCTTAACACTTAGCCATTCCGCCTTTTTTCATGCCCTTGTTACCAGACATGACAATTTGCGTACCTTTGGTCTTGCCTTTAGATGCAACGCCATCGCGGCTAGGAGCGGCATGACGAACTTTGCCCATTGATGTACTGTTACCTACATCAACAGAACCGCCAGCAGCCATTTTTTTCATGCCGCCTTTTTTCATGCCCATCATCTCTTTTTTGTCCATTGCTTTGTCTTTAGCAGATGCTTCAAATTTAGCAAATGGGTTCATTTTCTTAGTAGCCATACTTCCACCTTTTTTAAAAAGTGCCTGCTCCCCATG